TCGAGGTGGTCGAGCCCGCTGACGCTCGCGAACGGGCCGGCGCCCGCTGCGGTGGCAATGCCGCAATCCACGAGCCAGGCGCCGGCGGCGGTGGGTTGATCCTCGTCGATCGCCTCGAAATAGCGCTGCTGCACTTCCCAGTATCGGCGCGTCTGGCCGTTGACGACACGTTCGACGCCGAGCCACAGCTCGGTGAAGGTGTCGTCCAGCGATTGCACGGCCGCGATCTGCAGCACCTTGCCGTTGATCATCGGGCGGCGGTGCCAGCCGGCAACATCCTGCTCGGTCATCAGGGTCAGGCCGCGCAGGGTGCCATCGGCCATGCGCACCCACAGGACCGGGTTGGGGTCCTGGCACCAGGCGAGTTGACGCGCGCCGGCACGCAGCATCTGGCGGGAAAAGGTCGTGAAGTTCTGGAATTCGATCTGCTCGGTTGCGCCGTCGAACCGCACGAAATGCAGCGAGCGGCCGCCGCGCCCGATGAAGACGGCGCCGCCATCGACCATCACCGGCTGATGCGGCTTGAAAGAGCCGCGCGACCCTTGCGGAATGGCGCGCTGGTTGGTGGGGGTAAGGCGTTCGAACGCATTCTGCGCGCCGCGGATCAGCCATTCATTGGAGCGCGCGCCGAGCACCAGCACGCCGATCGGCAGAACCCAGACGATTTCCGTGAGCTTGCCGTCCGGCGCGTTGATCGCGGCCGTGATCGCGCTGTCCTCCTCGTCGAGCAGGTCGAACGAATAGAGGTCCGTGGGCCGGCTGATGAAATATTCGTTGTTCCGCGTCCAGACGAGCGACTGATCGCTGACGGAGACGGCATCGGGCCAGCCGCGCACGTCGCTCCAGGCCGCCTCGAACCAGCGATAGCTGGGCGCGGTGACGGCGCGCTGCGGCAGGCGGTCGAGCACGATTGCCGTGGCCGAGGTGGGCGAGGCGACGGCCGTGATCCGCACATAGCCACCGGTATTCGAGATGAACCGCCAGGTCACGTTGCCGCCGGAGGAGAACACGTCGCCATCGTCATGCACCGGCGGGTTCGGGCCGGTATCGCCCGTGGTGGCATTGAGCGTCACCACCTCGTAGATCCGGCCCTTGTTGCGCCGACGCTGGCCGACCGCGATCGGGCTCTCGATGGCCTTCCAGTTCGGCACGGTCGAGAGGTCGGCTTCGTCGAGCCGCCAGATGCTGCCGACATGGCCGGCGAGGAAGGTGGCCTTGCTGGCCGTGAGCGTGACGGTGCCGGTCTCGGCAGAGGCCTGGATGGTCCAGGTCTTGTCCGTGTTCTGCAGGCGGACCGGTGCCTCGGTCGGCACGTATTCCGTGAGCGACCAGTCGTTGTCCAGGTTGCGCACCAGCACGCGCGGGCGACCGCCGCCGGCGATGAACATCGTGCCCTTGACCTGCGCCTTGAACAGGGCGTCGAGCTGGTTGTCGGGGAAGGGATGCGCCAGCTCGTAAGGCGCCGTGCCGGCCGGGATCAGAATGGGAGCCTGGTTGCGGAAGACGCGCATGACGCCGCCATTGAAGGCGAGCATGTAGCTGTCGCCCAGCGAGACCTCGAAATCCATCAGCCGTGCCGGCCGCGTCTCGTCCTTCCAGGGCGCGATGAAGCGCGTGCCGGGCGTGCGCGTGCGGGCGCCTTCCGGCAGGGGCGTGAGGTTCTCGAGCCGGGCATCGGCCGCGCCGGCCTTGGCGAGATCGTTCACGCGGGCGCGCAGCAGCGGGCTCAGCTCGCCTTGCGCACCGGAAACCCGCTCGAGCCGCTGCTTCACCATCAGGCTCTCCGGATGCCGATATAGCTCACCTCGCGCGGGACGCGGCTTGGCGCCTGTTCGCGCGCATCGGCCTTGCGCGCGCGCATGATGACGGCCTCGGCATTGGCGCGCATGCTGTCGGCGAGGGCATCGTCGCGGCCGAGCTGCGGGGCGATCTTGGCCGCGAGCGCGAATTCGAACGCCTCGAGGAAGGTTGCATCCCAGAGCGCGGGATTGCCGATGATGGCCGTGTAGCCGATGCGCGGGGAGACGAGCCCGGTCGAGAGCATCGACGTGAGGCCCGTCTCCCCATCCGCTGCGGCGGTGCTGCCGTTTTCCACGCACCAATCGTCCTCGCTCGCCCCTTGGACGATGCGGACGCGGATGCAATCCGCCGGCAGCGGATACATGAAGGCGAAGGTGCCGGCCGGGGCGGCCGGATCCTGCGCGAGGGTGGCCCAGCGCCTGGCGAAGTTCCAGTCATGCCGGCGGAGCAGCGTGTCGCGCACGCTGCCGAAATGCGTCTTGATGACCCGCGCGGCCGTGCGCCTGGTCTCGTCGAGCGACGAGATGCGGCCCTCGCCGATATGGGCGAGGGCGCCGTTCGCCGCTTCGAGCTCGGATGCCGCGCGGGTCAGCGTCATGGTCAGCGCTCGTCCACGAAATCGAACGAGAAGTAGATGCGGGGCGTGCCGGTGACGGTCGCGCCGGCAATCGTGGCGACGAGATCGATCTCGCGGCCGGGATCGGCCGCGAGGCCGGCGAGCTGCCACGCACGGTTCAGAAGGTTCGCGGTGACGACCGCGGCCATGCCGGCCTTGGTGCCGGCGGTGGCGACGGCCAGAGCCGAGCCGAGCGCGGTGCGGGCGCCGGCCGGCGTCTCGTTGAAGCCGACATTGAGCGTGACCGAGGCGCCGAGCGCATCGTGGACGATGGTGGAGGACGGCTTGATGATCGCATTCGACGGCACTTTCGAGATGAAGAGCGTGTCGCCGATGACGTTCGCGTTGGACAGCTGAAAGAGGCCGACCGTCGAGCGCGACGACTGGTTGCGGAAGATGGCACGCGGAACAAGGATGGCCGTATTGGGGTTCGGATAACCCTGGCCGAACATATCGGGCATGAAAGCCTCCTGAAGGATGAGGAAGAGGGAAGGCACCGGGCGCAAGCCCGGTGCGGCAGGCGGAAAGCCCGATCAGGCTTCGGAGCAGATGATCTCGACGACCTTGGCGTCTTCCGAGCGCGTCGCGCCGCACCAGATTTCCATGTAGGGGTGCAGGCGATAGTTCTTGTTCGCGTTACGCTCGATCTGGGTCTCGAGATCCGAGAACGGCCCGTAATGCATGCCGCTCTTGGTCCAGAGCGGAATGCGGCGCTGGGTCGGCTGGCCGGTCACCGTCGGCAGGCCCTGCCAGCGCACGAACGTGATGCCCATGAAGGAGAGCACCGTGCGTTCCTTGTCATCGAAGACGGCTACGTCGCGGTAATCCTTCGAGGTGAACTGCAGCGAGTTGTAGAGATCTTCCATCTGGATGTTGGTGAGGGCGCAGCAGGCCTGGTCCATCTCGAGATCGACTTCGCCGGCGGACAGGATCGAGAGGCCGCGGATCAGCTTCGGAATGGTGAGACCCGAGTTGGTGGCGGAGCCCGTCTTGACATAGTTGACGGGCACGTTGCCGTTCGGGTTGTTGAAGGCTTCCGGCGCCTGGCTGCCATCCTGGCCCACGATGCGCGGGCCGAAGAAGGCGGCGGCCATGATGCGATCGCGACCGCGCGCGATCGCCGCGGCGCCGTCCTGGACGGAAACCGAGGAATAGTCGATCGCGGCCTTGATCGTGTCTTCCTTCTCGATCAGGCGGCCCCAGTCGAGCCGGCGCGGGCGCAGCCAGACATCCTCGATGCGGGCTTCGATATGCGGCGTGTCGCCGCCGCGCTCGGCATCGACGCGCGCTTCGGTGGTGCCGATCAGCTCGAGCATGCGCATCTGGCGGCCCGTGAGATTGCCCTGATAGGTGAAGTGGTTCTCGAACCGCGAGCGCTTCTGCTGCACCGCGAGCTGGACGTTTTCCTTGTAGGCGAGCCGATGGGCCGCCGTAACTGCCTCGAAAGCCATGGGATGTCTCCGGCATCGAAAGTGAACGGGATTGGTTCAGTTTCGGCCGGGTAGCGGCTCAGACGCACGGGATCGAACCGTGCAGAATGGCGGGCCCGCCTATCGTTTAACGCCTGCAGTCGGCGGCCGTATTCGGCGGCATCCTAGTCGGGCCCGGTCGGGAGCGCCGGGTAGCGGACAGAAGAGGCGCGCTCATCAAGGGACGATGCGCGCCTCCTCCCGAGGCTTCAAGGGCTGTCTGATTTGCCTCGGATTGTCAAGCTGCGGCGTTCCTCACCCGCGCCTCGAGATCGAGGATTTCCCCATAGGTCAGCGCGCGGCCGGGATCGGCAAGGATCTCGGCTGGGCTGCGATTGTCGATCGGCAACGGATTGGCAACCGGCTCCGGCTGAGCGTCCGGCTCCGGGCCAATATTGGCAGGGTCAAGCTGCTGAGCGGTTGCGGCCTGCTCGGCCGCGAGGCGTTGGGCTTCGTCATTGGGCGTTTCTTTGGTCTTGGCCATCATCTTTCCTTTCGATTGGCGCGGGGTGGATAGATCAGCCGCCGGCCTCGATGTCGATAAGCTTCTGCCAGCGCTCCTTGTTGGCCTTGTGGTGGGGGTGGCGGTTGTCATCGAGGGAAGCGACGAAATCCCTGTCGGCTTTCAGGCGCTGGCGCTCGGCGCGCGCGGCTTCCGGCGAGCGGGGGTCGCCGCCCGGGTTCGTCGTGGTGACGAGCCTGTCTTCGCCCATGGCCTTGCCGAGCTTGTGAAAGGCCTGCACGAATTTCGGCGTGCCCATGATGGCCTCGAGCTCGCCCATATCGGGGCTGTCGAGCCCGAAGGCCTTTGCGGCGCGGCGGCCGAGCTCGACATTGGCGTCGTAATCCTTGCCCCACTGGGTGCGGAGCTGGGCGTCGAGGGTTTCCCGCTCGCGCGCGGTAGCCGCGTCGAGCGCCTCGTTGCGGGCCTGGAACAGGCCGCCGACCTTGTCGGCGAGCGCCTTGGCCTGGGAGAGCGGCACCTTGAGCTCGTGCGCGGCCTTCACGAGATCCGCATGGAAGGGCTCGTAATCCGGATCGCCCTTGAACGTGTCGAACACCGGCACGCTTTCGCCATACTTGCCGGCATCGGCTTCCCAGCCGAGGCGGGTCCAGCCATCCCATTCGGTGAGCTTGGCCGGATCCGGGGCGGTCAGGGCATTGCGGTCGCGGGCGAGCGTCTCGAACGTTCGCTTTGCCTTGAAGGCATCCTCGAGGCCGCCATAGTTCTTGGTTGCGAGGTAATCCCGCGTATCCTGGCTCAGGCCGAGTTCGGCCTTGGAAAACCACGGCGCATCGCTGCCTTGCGTCTGGGTTCCGGCCGCGCCGGCACCAGCGCCACCAGTGCCGCCGGCGGCACCGGCATCGGGGTTCGGATTGGGGTGTTCTTGCGTCATGGCGAGGGGTCCTTTCGGGGCTGGCGGATGGCGTTTTTGAGGAAGGCCTCGATTTCGAGCGGCTCGGCCCGGGCGAGGTGCAGGATCTCGAGCGCGAGGCTGCGCCGGCCCTCCTGAAAGGCGAGCTGCTGCGGATTGCCCGGCCGCGGCGCGACATCGAAGACGCCGGCGCGGCTCATGATGTCGGCGAGAAGCAGCTTGTTCTCGCCAATGCAGCGATACTGGGCCGCGAGCTCATGCGTGCGGCGGCTGCGAAACAGGGCGACGAACCATTGGGTGTAATAGGGCAGGCCGCTCATGCCGGGCGCCCCTTGGCCAATGTCTGGGCCTGCGCGGCATGGGCGCCGGTGGCGGCGATTTCCACCTGCTGTTTCGCCTGGTCGAGCGCGGTCTGCTGCGCCTGTGCCTGGGCGCGGAGCTGCCGGCGCTGGGCGATGGCTTCGGGCGAGCGCAGGAGCGAGGGCGGCGCGACGCTCGCCTGATGGGTCACGGCGATATACTGGTCGATATCGAAGGTATCGACCACTTCCGGATCGACCTGGGCGGCCTGCATGACGCGTCCGAAAAGCTGATCGGCCGCGCGCGCCTGCTGCATCTGCTGCACCTTGGCCAGCGGCGAGAGATAGGCGACGTCGAGCATTTGCCCGTCGAGTTCCGGCGGGGGCGGCGGCAGGGCGCCGGCCCGCTGCAGGATGCGGAAGCGCCGCAGGATGAAGGGGGTGAGCCCGCCCTGCTGGATGCGCTCGAGGTTCGGGGCGAGGCGGCGGAGTGTTTCCTCCTGAAAACCGGTGAACTCGGTGGCCGTCATCTGCGGCCGGTTGATGAGTTGCATGACCGAGAAATAGAACGCCTCCTTGATGGCCGCGCGCTTTTCCTGCTTGTGCTGGCCGCGATCCCGCATTTGCCCGTTGGGCGTGAAGGCTTCCACCAGACGCTTGCCCTGGTCGCTCATGCCGCCCATGAGCAGGGCGCCGGGGACCATGTCGGCCGGAGTGAAATCGGCCTCGCCATGCACCAGTTTCATGGGATCGGCCATGAACTGATCGGCGATGAGATCGTTCTTTTCCATCTCCTGCAGGGTGCGCATGTCCGGCCGGGCGATATGGCCCGGCCCGCGCGGATAGACGCGGCCGGAGCGGCGCGACCAGGCGATGCTGTGATAGGGGTTTTCGTTGTAGCCGCTGCGCCGCTCGAGCTCGACGAGATCGGGCGAGACATAGGCCGAGGCCCAGGCCATGCCGGCCGGACCGATGCGGCCTGGCTTCGCATCCGGGTTTTCCATCACGGCATGAATGATCGTGTATTCGCGATCTTCCTTGACATTCGTCGTGCCCGGGAATTGCTGCAGCACCTGGCGGCCGCGCAAGGTGAATTCCCGATGGACCGCGCTGATGCGCCCGGCCGCGTCCGTGTCGATATAGAGTTCGCGCAAGGGAATGGTGCGATCAAGGAAGCTGCCGCGGCCGATCTCTTCTTCCGAATAGAGCGTGCCGATGCCGAACGCACCGGTATCGGCAAACCAGCTTGGAACCTCGGTATAGAAGGTTGACATGGTCGGGCCCAGCGTGGCGCGGATGCGCTGTTTGACGGTCCAGAACCATTGTTTCACCGGCTGGTAGAGCATCAGCTCCTCGTCGGCGATGCCGAGCCCGAACCAATCGTTGGCAGGGTTGGTGAGCTGGCCGAACATGCCGCCCGTGAAATCCTCGAGCGCGTAGAGGGGCGTGCTGTCCAGGATTTCGTCCATCGCCGAATTGTTCGAGGTCTTGCCCTGGAAATCCTGATCATCCGGGCGAAGAAGCTCGGCGATCTGCTTCCAGAGGCGCTCCTCGGGCTGGCGGAGCGTTTTCAGCTCGTTGTGGCGATCAATCAGCCATGCGCGGTCCATGCTCCGCCTCCTTCGGTTGGGTGTGTCGATCAGGCGCCGAGCAGCGTCTTCTGCTGGGTGGCGGCGGTGCCGCCCGTGCCGGTGCGCGCGCCACTGACGCCGCGCATGGCACCGATGCGACGAAGCCGACGCTCGGCGGCCGAGCGCGAGGTTTCGCTGTCGGCCGGGTTGGTCAGCGCCGCTTCCTGGATGCGCCGGGCGCGCTCCGCTTCGCGGCGGGCGATTTCCGCCGCCTGTTTTTCCTTGCCCGATGTGCCGAACCAACGTTTGAAGATGGACATGGGAGCCTCCTAAGCTCGCTTGCGGGTGATGGGGTTGTAGCGGGGCGATGGGTTGCGCTGAGCCTCGGCGCGCTTCTGCGCGCG